TGATATGAGAGTAAAGAAACATATATCGAATGGTAAACTATATAGTAATTACAATCTATGGACAACAACAGGTCGTCCAAGTAATTCATTCGGTTCAGTTAACTTTGCTGCTTTACCACCTGAGAAAAGAAAAGCTATAGTGGCTGAAAACGATTACTTGGTTGAAATGGATTATGATGCATATCATTTAAGAATAATTTCACAATTGGTTAAATATGATTTCGGTAAAGATTCAGTTCACGAACATTTGGCTAAACACTATGAATGTTCATATGAGGAATCAAAACAGAAAAGTTTCCAATTATTATATGGTGGAATTGATAAACAAACCAGAGAAAAAGTTCCATTCTTTGATTTAACACATAAATTTATAAATAACAAATGGGATGAAATAAATAAGAATAAATACATTTTAACTGATATTTATAGACGGAGAATAGTATTAGAAAATTACAATGATTTGAATAAGAGTAAATTGTTTAATTATTTAATTCAAGCATTAGAAACAGAATTAAATGTTAAGAAGATTTTATTAATTCAAGACTATTTATTAGATAAGAAGACTAAATTGGTTTTATACGGATATGATAGTTTCCTATTCGATTTTTCAAAACAAGATGGAGTTGAAACTTTGAAAGAAATCAAAAAGATATTAGAAGTTAAAACCGATGTACCAGGTGATACAGAACCTTATTTTTATACGAAATCAAAAATGGGTTTAAACTATGGTGAAATACAAGACATTACGGAAAGGTTATAAATGACACATATTTCAGAAATCATTGAAAATATATTAGTAGAATGGGCTTATCGTGTTCACGATGGAATGCCTAATCCAAAAAACACACAACACATCCACGAACTCCGTGAATCAATGGAGGAATTGAATTTACCAAATAAAGTTATTTATGAAGTTATTAATAATATAATAAATAAAGATATTATAACAGAGAAAAAAGGTAGTACTTCAGATACGACATTTTATCATGAAATAATAACTGGTATAATTGTAGGTGGAGGAAAAGGCCCCTTTAAAACGGGTGAAGATGTGAGTAAACATTTTAAAAATGGAACTATTGTAGCTGCAAAAGGTAAAGGTGCAACTCCAATTAAAAATTTAAATGATAAGGCTTACATTGACCCTCAAGGTGTTTCATTTTTTGATAAATCTAAAATAATTAAATCGTCTGTAGTTTCAGACGCTGTAAATGTTGGTAATTCAATAGTTAAAAATCTTGGAAAAGCTAGTAAACCAGTTTTGTGGACAGGTCCAACTAATGATAAATCAATATATGGAGCAGGTGATATAGGTGGTAAATTTAGTAAATATGGTAATGTTGGAGTGTCTTTGAAAAAAGGAAAAGGGCAATTAAAAAACCTAACCGTAAATACATTTTTTAAAGCATTAGGATTACCCAAAGTTAATTCAGCTTATTTCTTAAAAACATATAAGAAACATTGGGACGCTATGTGTGAAGATTGGGTAACATTAGTTGAAAAAGATTTAAAAAGTAAAACTAAAGATAAAGAAGCCATTAGTATATTTAACAAACACTCTAAAAAAACTTGGGATGAATTTCAAAAAGAATCATTACCAAAAGATGAATTAGAAGTTTTAAATAAAGCACTTGGAACTACAATAAATAAAACTAAATTTAAAGATTTTTGTAGAAAGCTTTATGACTATGGTAAAGAGTGGAATGAAAAAAGAGATAAACACTTTAATAATATATTTAAAGAATTTTCTGATGAATACGATAAAGATATAAGATTGGGTTTACATAATTTATTTAAAAGACAACTGAGTGTTGGGGAAACAAGTTTATTTTATGCAGCTAAAGGTGGTAAAACATTTTGGTTTATACCAAGTGAAGAATTATATAACAAAACTTTAAAAATTGAAGACTTTATAACTGACTATGATACAGAAGGTAGTGGTAGTGGTTATGATTTTTATCTTGATGTTGGAACACAAGAGGTTGGTGCAGTGGGAACTATTAAAGTTACCTTCAGATGGAAAAATGGACAGATGGTTGGATTTCCTGATACAACATCAGACTACCAATTAGTAAAAAAAGATTGGTCTGATTTACTTGGAGCGTTTAAAAAATAATGAAATCTCAACTACTAGCAACATTCACAACAAAAGATAATCTTGATAATACAATTAAGAAAATCACAGATGCATATACAATTATATTCAGTAAAGTATATGTATTACAAAATGAAAATATTGTGAATGAATTAATCTGTACATACAATGTAGATACACAAGATGGTGTGGATTACAATAAAGTAGAGGGAACGATTTCACTACATAGAAAAAAACATTCCAATACATTGTATACCATTAATGCATTAAACGAATGTATCAAAAATTTAAACAATGGTGTTATGGATTCAAGATTTATGATACCATGGGAAAACTTTAAGAATATGTTATTAATAACAAATTCAGAGGGTTTGAACAAAATTAATACAAGAATATTTAAAATAGAAAAAGTTTAAAGTAAGGAAAAAGGTTATGAAAAAGAAAGAATCCACATTACATTATTTTTATTCAGTTGGTTGTGCTTATTGTAATAAAGTAGAACCAATTGTAGATAAACTTAATTCTAATGGTTATAACATTGTCAAGTTAGATACAACACACAAAGCCAATGAATTATTCAAAAAAGAAATGGAAGAAAAATTTAAAATTAAATGTGGTACACCACTTTTAGTTAACTCTGAAACAGGAAATAATGTTTGTGGTTGGAGAGGTGAAGATGTAATAAAAAAATGGGCTGATGGTGAAGAAATACTTGAACCACCAAAACCAAAATCACCACCACCACCATTACCACAAAATTGGGATGATGAGAAACTTATAGAGGACTGGAAACAATCATATGTGAAGTGGAAAGATGAAAATACTCATATACCAAATCTTCAACCTGTTAATGATGTAATGGAAAGATTAAAACAACAATGGGAAGTTAGAAAAAATCAACAACAATCTTTAGATGGTAGAATAACATCTATTGAACAAAAATTAAATAGGTTGATGAATCATCTCGGAGTAAAATGAGTTTTAAATTCAAACCAATACCAACAATTGATAGAGAAGCTACAGAACAAGAGTTAGAAAACATTAAAGAATCAGAGAAAATGTTAAAGGGAGAAAAGAAACTTCCACTAATGTCTCAAATGGTTCGTAATATAGCTGTAGACCATTGGAGAAGTTTGAAAGCCTTTATGAGAGGAAAGCATGTTATAGTCCCCCAAGAAATTGCACAAGAAAGATGGGATGAATGTATTAGGTGTGATAGGTTATTATATGATGAAATTAATCCCGATACAGATAAGAAAGATGGACGATGTACGGAGTGTGGTTGTTTTATGAATGTTAAAACACATTACGCCACAGCAGAGTGTCCAATAGGAAAATGGAAAAAATTTGAAAAAAAATAAAAAAAAGCTTGTATAGAATTAAAATTATTCGTATATTTATGTACGAGTATAAAATAGGTTATATGGTTATACTAATTAACCATAAATAATAAACGATAAACGATAAACATAGGAGAAGTACAAAATGGATATAAATGCTATAAAATCCAAACTAGCAACACTACAATCAACATCAAACACAAAAGATAACTTTTGGAAACCTGAACCAGGTACACAAGTTGTTCGTATTGTTCCTTACAAACATAATAAAGATAACCCATTCATTGAGTTATTCTTTCATTATAACTTAGGTAATAATAAAACTTACCTATCACCTCTTTCATTTGGAAGACCAGACCCAGTGGCTGAATTTGCTGACAAACTTAAATCAACAGGTAATAAAGACGAATGGATTCAAGGTAAAAGACTTGAACCTAAAATGAGAACTTTTGCACCCGTTGTAGTTCGTGGTAAAGAATCTGAAGGTGTTAAATTTTGGGGATTCGGTAAAACTGTATATCAAGAGTTACTTGGTGTAATTGCTGACCCTGACTATGGTGACATAACAGACGCTACTAATGGTAGAGATATTGGTATTGAAAGACAGACTCCTGCTGAGGCTGGAAATCAATATGGTAAAACTACTGTAAGGGTTAAACCAAATCAGACAGCGATTACTGATGATGCTGAAACATTAAAAGGTATCTTTGAAAATCAGTCTGAATTGACAGAACTTTACAATGAACCAACTTATGATGAGTTAAAAGATGTTCTTCAAACTTTTTTGAATCCATCTGAAGAAACAGAAGCTAGTGTTCCAACGAACACGACTGAGAAAGTAGCTCAACAAACAGCTACTAAATCAACTGCAGATGTTTCAGATGCATTTGATAATTTATTTAATAATTAATCAATAAACAAATATGTGTGGTTGTTGAAGACTTAGATAAAACCGCTAAGGCTTGAGTTACCGGATACAACCACATCATAATAGGAGAACAATATGTCAGAAAAAGACGAATTGGCTGGGATAATTGCCGATGAACTGAATAAACAATTCAAACACCAAAAGGTTGCTTACTTTCTTGAAGAAGGTGGTAATCCCACAGATGTAACGGGTTGGATTTCAACTGGTTCAACTATGTTGGATTTAGCAATTGCTAATAAACCAAATGGTGGAGTTGCCGTAGGTAAAATCACTGAATTAAATGGTTTAGAAGGTAGTGGTAAATCTCTCATTGGTTCTCATTTATTAGCTTCAACACAAAAACAAGATGGTATCGCAGTTTATATTGATACTGAATCAGCAGTATCTCAAGAATACTTGAGAGCTATTGGTGTGGATACAAGTAAAATGTTATATGTTCATCTTGAAACTTGTGAAGAGATATTTGATACTATTGAAACAATTGTTACTAAAATCAGAGAATCAAACAAAGATAAGTTAGTTACAATCTTGGTTGATTCATTAGCAGCTGCTTCCACTAAACAAGAAATGGATGCTGACTTTGATAAAGATGGTTGGGCAACAGCTAAAGCTATCATAATATCAAAGGCTATGAGAAAAGTAACACAGATGATAGCACGACAAAAAGTTGCAT